AACTGGAGAAGTACCTACAGGAGCTTCGCCAACAGATCCAACAGGAGCTGGAGGTGGCAACATCGGAACAGGCAATGTACCGATGCCAGGGGAAGCTGGCTTTACTTCGCCAGATATTAAACCTCCAAGAAGCGAACAAACACAGTAAGCATGGCAAAGACATTTAATCCAAACAGAGTAGGTGGCGGAACAATCTCTATCGTTAGAGCTGCAGATGGTACTTACAGTTTAAAAGAAACAGGCTTTGATCAAATATCATCTTTAAATATGATTGATCTTGGTGCTGTAGCTACAACTACTACAGCTGCAAAAACAGAAACAGCTGCAGAAAAAACAGGTACAACTGTTGAAGATCAAACTAAAGCAGCATTTTTATTACCTAAACAAGATAGAGGTGATGATCCATTTACTTTTGAAAAAACACTTAAGAGTGGTGCAGATGTTAGTAAAAGTTTACAAACAACATTTGATAAACCTAATATGAGAGAGGTAGCAGGTAATCGTGTAAGCACGTTTGATGCAATGAAAGAAGACTCATTAGAAAATAGAACATCTATTAAAGATCCAACTGAACCTGTATTTGGTAGCTCTATGCCATCAAAAGAACAATTTGAAAGACAAAGTATGTTACCTAGTGTTGAAACACCACAAGAAAAATTAGCAGTAACATCAGCTAATGTACAAAGTGGTAAAGTGCCTCCTCCAGGTTTTACAAATCCTTTTAAAAATATATTGGGTGATAAATTTAAAACAGAAAAAGGGCCAGAGACTAAATTTACTAAACCATCAGAAAGAGCAGCGTTAGGTTTTCCTGGTGATAAATCAGAAGTTGCACAAGGTGGTATGCCTACAGATGTAGAAAGAAGACAACAACTTCAATTAGGATCATTAGGTATATCAGCAGATCCATCAAAAACTACTGTGCCATTTGGAACAAGCGTAGATAATATTCAAGGATTTACAGATAAAAAAGATTTTATATCTGTGCCTGCTAAAAAAACTTTTGTACAATCAGCTACGACAGCATTAAAAAATATTGGAGATACTGCAGCAAAACTAGCTGCAAAGAGTCCAGCACTACAATTAGTTGGGGCACTAGGTAAACAAAGAAATGAAGATCAAGCAACTATAGGTCTTAATAAAAGAAAATTTAATATAGTTACTTCGTCAGGGTCAATGCAAGGTAGAATAGTTGGTGATGATGGAAGTTATGATCCAGCTAATAATTTATTTCATGGAATGAATAGAGATTCTGCATTTGGTAATTTAGAAAAAGCTGGTAAAAAAAGAATTGATAGAATTAATAAAACTATAGAAAAGAAAAAAGCTAGAGGTCAAGATACAAGTGTTTTAGAAAAACGATCAAATGATTTTCAAAATGAATTAAAAGATTATCAAAGAGAAAAAGCAGCAGAACAAAAAGCTACTCAAGGGCCTGCAGGAGGAGCAACTACAGGTAGTGGTGGCGGAGGAGGATCTGCAGGTGGTAAAATAGTTTGCACTATGATGAATCAATCTTATGGGTTTGGCTCTTTTAGAAATAAAATATGGATGAAGTTTCATAAAGATCTTTCACCTGAATATCAAAAAGGATATCATAGATTATTTTTACCATTAGTTAGAATTGCTAAAACAAATAAAATTATTAAAAATATATTAGAACACATTGCTGTACATAGCACAATTGATATGAGACAGTCAATGAGAGGTAAAAAACATTTATTAGGTAGAGTATACAGAAAAATACTTTTACCTATTTGTTATTGGGCAGGTAAAAAATAATGGCTATAGTAGATATGAAAGGAACTGTTAGTAAAGATCAACCAACTATGACAGGTATGATGAATGAAGCACCTAAGACAGTTGATCCTCCTAAACTATCTGGTATGAATAAATTATTTGAAAGAAAACAACCTATGCCTGCACCTACAAATGAAGACGCACCAATGCAAGAAACTGCAAAAGCACCTTCAAACGATTTAGTAAGTAAAGTAAATAACTTACCAGATGAAGATAAAGCTGTACTAACTACAGTTCTATCTCCATCTGTTAGTAATGTTCTTGTAAAACTAGCACCAGAGTTAGCTCCTCTTGTAGAAGCTGCTGGTGTTAAAGAAGAGAATGTTATTATCCCTGTATCTATGTTTACTAATTTTGCTGTAAAAAGATATAGCGGAGATCAGGCACAAGCAGTACAAAACTTAGTTGCTGATATGTCTGGTGAAACGATGGGTCAAACAAATGTGCCACCTGATACACAAATGGCAGAACAACCAGAATCTGGTATGGAACAAGAGTTCAATACTTTAGATACTGAAGGTGAAGTCGTTTAGTATCAGCCCACAAACAATTATGGAATCGAGCTACCCTTATCCATAAGGCACTCAACCAATAGGTAAAAATAATGGAAGAAGAAAAAAAAGTTTCTGAAGAAACTAAGTCAATTATGCAAAAAGCAAATCCTTATAGTAAGGATCATGGAGATGAAGATCCAGAAGTAGAGGCATTTGCTAAAGGTGAATTGTCAAAGTTTCATAGGGAACAAAGAGAAAAAGAAGCAGAAGCAGCAACCGAACAGAAGGACACCGATGCATCTGAAGAGACTGCAGACAAATTAGATCAACAGGCTACTCCTATCGCTGAACGCCCTGCAAAAGCTGAAGATCGTGTTTTTAAAAAGCGTTATGACGATTTAAAAAAACACTACGATTCTACAATTAATAAACACAAGGAAGAACTTACTTCTTTGCGTACACAATTAGAGTCAAGTACAAAACAATTTGTGCCACCTAAATCAAAAGATGAATTAGAGGCATGGAGAAAAGAGTACCCTGATGTTTATGATATGGTTGAAACCATTGCAATGAACAAAGCAACTACTCAAACTGCAGATCTTGAAAACAAATACAAAGATTTAAAACTCCAACAAGAGCAAATTGCAAAAGAAAAAGCTGAAGTAGAACTTTTAAAAGTTCACCCAGACTTTAATGAACTTCGTGCAAACGATGACTTTCATGCATGGGCTGAACAACAAGATCCTACTATTCAAAGTTGGTTATATGAAAATACAACTAACTCTAAATTAGCTTCAAGAGCTATTGATTTGTACAAAGCAGATCGTGGTATTACTAAAGCTAAGAAAGAAGATAAAGATCTTAAAAAAGAAGCTGCTAAAGCAATTTCTAAAACTAAGAAAGCTACTGACACTGATACGCCAAAGAAAAAAATTTGGACAACTAGTGAGATTGCTAAATTAAAAACTCATGAGTTTGAAAAATTTGAAAAAGAGATTGACCTTGCTCGTTTAGAAGGTAGGATTGAACAACGATAACAATCTAACTAAACAACAAAAGGAGAAGCATTATGGCTTTTACAAATGCTACTGGATATAATAACCTTTCACAAGGTAATTTTACTCCACAGATCTTTAGTCAGAAAGTTCAGAAGTTCTTCAGAAGAGCATCAGTGGTAGAGGATATTACTAACACTGACTACGCTGGAGAAATTGAAAACTTTGGTGACACAGTAAAGATCATTAAAGAGCCAACAATCACAGTCAGAGATTATGCTAGAGGTCAAACAGTTGATACACAAATATTAGCTGATGATCAAATAACTATGACAGTTGATCAAGGTTCATACTTTGCTTTTAAAGTTGATGATATTGAAGAAAGACAATCTCATGTAAACTTTGAAGCTCTTGCAACCTCTTCAGGTGCATATTCATTAAAGAAAAACTATGACTACAATGTCTTAAAATTTATTTATGACAACTCTAGTGATGGTACTGGAACAGGAACTGACTCTTCACCAATTGATGGTGATGCAGCTGTAGATACTTTGGCAAACTTAGTATCAACTGCTAAAAAGAACCTGGACAAAAATGATGTGCCAGAAGAAAATAGATGGTTAGTTTCATCACCTGAATTCTTTGAACAACTAAGAAAAGCAGGTGCTAAACTTTCTGACCAATCAGTAATGGCTGATGGTGGTTCATCACAAATCAGAAATGGTAAAGTTACAGACAGACCATTATTTGGTTTTAATATGTACCAATCAAATGCTATTGCTGTATCAGGCGGATCAGCTTCTGATCACACATTTGGTTCTTCAGGATCAAATGAGCATGTGTTCTTATATGGACATATGTCAGGAGTTGCAACTGTCAACCATATAGCTAAAACAGAATTAATCAGAGATCCTGATTCATTCGCAGACGTTGTCAGAGGACTACACGTTTTTGGAAGAAAAATTCTAAGAAGCGAAGCAGTTCAAAGAGGCGTTATAACAATAGGTTAATTAGGAGGATAATAGAGAACTATGGCTACTTATAATGTAACAGCGGCTGGTGGAACTACTGGGCATCCTGCTAATGGTAGAACACCTTACTTAGTTGAAAATACAATTGACGTATCAGCAGTAAACAGCGATTCTGGAACTGCAGATGGAGACATCTTACAATGTTTAGACATCCCTGCTGAAACTTTAATCATGGAAGCTGGAGTTGAAGTAATCACTGCATTATCAAGCTCAGCAACTATTGATTTAGGTATCACAGGTGGTGATCCTGACAGATATGTTGATGGAGATACAAACGCAACTGGTTTTAGTACACTTACAGCAACAGCAAGAGTTATTGTTGCTAGTGCTGATACTCTAGATGCTAAAATTGCTGGTGCAGCTTCAAGTGCAGGGAAAATCCGTGTATTTGCTGTACTATGTGATGTATCAGGTATTGACGAAACAGATAGAAATACAGACTCACAGCACGATAACGCAGTGTAATCTGTTTAATTTTAAGGGGGGCTATATGCTCCCCTTAATCTATACCCCTTATAATATTTAGGAAAATTATGACAACTTACGATTTAAGAAAAAAAACAAATGCAAGCACAGGGCAAAAGGTTGTTCCATTAGGTAATGATATGAGGGTAAACAATTTAGAAAATAGAATTAATAAACAAGAACAAAAACTTGATAAAATAATAGAGTTATTACAGAATGGCAACAACTTACCTAACACTGACAAACAGAGTTCTTAGAGAACTTAACGAAACAGAATTAACTTCAAGTACGTTTGCCTCTAGTAGAGGTATACAAACTGCAGTTAAAGATTTTGTAAATAAAGGTATTCACGATATCTATAATGAGACAGGTGAAATACCATTACTATACACTAGAACTACACAAAATTTATTTGTTGGTGATAACGAATATGATTTTCCAGCTGATTTTAGAAAAGCAGATATGGATTCATTTGTTCTTAAACCAACAGAATTAGTAACTAATGGTGAGTTTACATCTAATATAAATAGTTGGACAACTGGAGATGGATCACCTTCTTATACTTCTAGTGGTAATGGTAGATTAAATTTAAATGATGCAGCAGCATATCAAGCTATTAGCACTACAGTTAATAAAGAATATAAAATACAAGTTAGAGTTTTAAGCCCTAACAGTTCAAGCACTGGATTAATTGTAAGAGTTGGAACATCAGCAGGCGGTACACAAAATTTAAATACTACAGCAGCTGTAACTAATTTTAGAGAAGGGTTTATTTTAAATACTACATTTACAGCAACAGCACAAACTTCTTATATTTATTTAGAAGCACCTAGTGTTCAACTTGATGTAGACTATGTAAGAATATCTAGAAATGATATAGCACTTAGAAAGCTAGTGTATATATCATATGATAACTATTTACAAACTTATAAAGTAACTGATGATACAAATAATAAAGGTAATTACTCAGCACCAGTAAGAGTTTATATATTACCTGATCATTCTGCATTTGGTGTAAGCCCAAGACCAAACACTAGTGAGTATACAGTAGCTTATGATTATTATACTACACATACAGATTTATCTGCACATGGTGATAACATGAGTTTACCTGATAGGTTTGGTACATTAATTGTAGATAGAGCTAAGTATTATACTTATATGCTTAGATCAGATCCACAGCATGCACAATTAGCAGATAGAGATTTTCAAAGAAAACTTAGATTATTAAAAGTAGACTACGCTACTAAAAATGATTATATGCGTAGTGACACAATTGCAGAAAGTATCGCTACAAATATAGGAGGCAGGGTGGCATAATGGCTATAAATTTTAAAGGTGAAAAAATAAAAGAACCAGAAGATAATATAAAATATTCTGAAAAAAAATTTGAAAGACAAAAAACTAATGGTCTTAATAATGAGCCAGATGAAACAATGGTAGCTAAACTAAATCGTAGAGAACAAAATGATTTAGCTTTACTAAAAACTAAAGAAGAAAATTCTGAGACATTTGGGCCTCTTTCAGAAAAAGAAAAAGAAAGATTAAACGAATTATTAATAAAAGAAAAAGAAGATTAACACATGCCAACTACAGATTTAATATCACCATTTGTAGTGAGTTGTGCTGGTGGGTTGACATTGAACAAAGATGTGTTCTCAATGCAACCTGGTGAAGCACTTATCTTACAAAATTTTGAGCCTGATATTAAAGGTGGGTATAGGCGTGTTAGCGGTACAGCTCAGTATAATACTACAATTGTGCCAGAAGGATCTAGTAATACTAGTCTAGTAGTAGATTGTTCAATAATATTTAATGGACAAGTAATTGTAGCTAGAGGTGGGGATATACATAGAGGTACAACTAGTGGTAGTTTTACAACTCTAACAACTGGATTAGGTACATCTACTAGAGCATATGACTTTGAAAAATTTAATTTTGATGGTACAGATAAATTAATTATTGCAACAGGACATTCACCTGCACAGATTATTAACACTAGTTTTGCAGTAGATGTAGTAAATGCAACAGGTGGTGGTACAGCCCCAAGCAACCCTAAGTTTGTAAAAGCATTTCAAAACCATATGTTTTATGCTGGTGCAACTAATTCACAAGAAGTTATATTTAGTGTACCATTTGCAGAGGATAATTTTACATCAGCTAGTGGGGCAGGATCATTTAAAGTTGACTCTACTGTTGTTGGTATGAAAGTATTTAGGAATGAATTAATTATATTTTGCCAAGATAGAATTTATAAATTAACAGGAACATCATCAAGTAATTTTGCAGTACAAGAAGTTACTAGAAATATTGGATGCAGAGATGGTGGTAGTATTCAAGAGATTGGTGGTGA